CCGCCCGCGGCCTTACTGATCACGTAATCCCACGGGAAGCCGGGGCCGGGGTCGGTGCGGTCCCGCGGTTGGATGTCGACGTGCCCGCACAGGCCGCGCCCGGATCCCTGCGCTTGCGACGCCGACAGCTTGACTATCGGGATCCCGTAGTGGCGGGCCTCCTCGGCGATCCACTCGGCGCAGTTGTCCAGCAGCCATCCTTGCGAGTTGAGCCAGTAGGACCGAGACCAGCCGTTCGCCGCGCCCGCGGGCGTGCACATCTCGATACAGGTCGACGCGCTGTTGTAATTGCCCTGCGCCCACGCGGCCCGGTCCCGGCGCACGTATTCGGCGATCGTCCCTTGCCGCTTGTTATCGGCGCCGACGTGGCTCGAGACTTTCGCCGACGGGTTAGCAAACCAGTTGGCGAGCGACTCGATCGTCTGCGCGCCCTCGGTCGTGTGCAGCACGATCAGCCGGACCGAGCCGGACCGGGCCGAGTGATGCGGCGAGGGATACCAGAGCCGTTTTAGCGCCATTCGGGCACCTCCTCGGCCTCATGCGGGGGGCCGGGGTCGCCGCTTGGCGGGCCGCCCTCGGGATCCTCGAGCGGCGGGGCCTGGTCGGGCCGCCCGTCCTCGATCCACACGTATTCGGGGTCGGCGGCCTGGCCGCTGGCCTGGCCGGGGGCCTTATCGGGCCTGGTCATCGCGTTTTCCTCCTCTTGGCGGGCATCGGCGTCACGATCTCGTCCTCGAATTCCCCGGCGACGCCGAGGGCGTAAATCGAGTGACAGTTGAATCGGTAGGTCCCTGAGTCGCGGTAATAGACGCGCACCGCGCCCCCGGGGCCGACAAAGAACGACGGGTCGCGGCCGGTCCGGCTGCCGCTCACGACCTGCGTTTGGACGATCGGCAGCGTCACCTGCGCGGAGGGCCGGAAATATTCGGGGATCGACGTGAGGTCGAACCCGGCGTCGCTTGTTTCCTTCGCGGTGAGCTGCGCGAAATCGAGCGCGCAGTCGACGTAAACGAAATCGGGCGTGATCATGCGGAACCGCAAGCGCCCCGTGTAGCCCGAGGGCAGCGAGAAACTCTCCCACGGGGGCATTTCCGGGGCCACGCCGGGCGGTCCCTGCGGCCCGGCCGGTCCCTGCGCGCCTTGACCCCCGGCCGGTCCCTGCGGGCCGGGCGGCCCGTCGGCGCCGGGCGGCCCTTGCACGACGCCGGGATTAAGCCACGGGCCGCCGATCGCGATATCGCTAACGAACGTCCAGAGTCCCCCGGTCGGCTCGTAAATCAGCGACCATCCGACCTCGAGTTGGACGGCGCCGACCGGGCGGCCGGGGCCGTCCCAGTTAGCCGGGATGAGCCCGGCGTCGAGCGGCGGCACTAGCAGGTCGGCGGGCGTGCGGGTCGAGAAACTGCCGACTATCAGCGTGGTCTGCCCGGGGGATCCGGGCGGGCCGGGCGGGCCGACCGGGCCGGGCGGGCCGGGACCGCCGCCGCCGCCGCCCCCGAAATCCTGGTCGAGCGGTATCAACTGCATTTGCGCCGAAATGATCGCCCCGGCCGGGACGCGCACCAGGGCGAGCCGGACCCCGGTGTAATCGCCTGCGGGCAGCACGGCGAGGCGGTATTGCGCGGCGTCGGGGTCGGTGACGATCGCCCAGATTTCATCTTCCCGGTTTTCGGCGCCGCCCTGCGCGGCCTGGACCTCGGCGTCAACGTCCGACGTGATCACGGCGACGGTCCCGTCCCCGCATTGGGCGATGGCGAGCCAGCCCGCGTCGATGATGATGCCGAGCCCGAGGGCGGGTGATAGCCGGACCGGGGTCACGATGCCGTGACGGCGGGCGGCGAGCGCGGTTATCACCTGCCGGTCGTCGTGCGCGGAGTAGCGGCCCGCCTGGCCCCAGCGGAGCAACCCGGTCGGCGTCGTCATGACCCGATGTCCTCGACCGTGATCATCAGCCCGGGTCCTTGCCCGCCGACCGACCACGGCCGGTAAGTCGCGGCGCCCGCCGACCAGATACGCCCGTCGAAAATGCGGTCGACCCCGGGGGCGTTTGTCGGGTGCTGGAATACCCACTCGACTTGAGCATGGGTCGCGTAGCTAGTCCCGCCGCTAGTCGGGCGGTAGCTGATCACGGCGGCGCGGCCGAGTATGGCGGCGTTCGCGGGCTGGCCTAGCGTCCGCGAGCCGATGCCGATGCGCCCTTCCCAGTAGTTAGGCGGGCTCGTGAGCATTTGCGGCGCGCTGGCCGTGAACGTCGCTTTGTACCATTGGCCGCGCTCGAGGGGGACCGCCGCGGTAGCGAACGTGTAAGCGGCGGCGTCGCCCCACGTCGTCTCATTCCGCACGACGTTGAGCACGTTGCCGGGCGCCTCGTAATACATCATGAGGCGCCGCTCGAGCCGGGCCGTGACCGGGCGGATATCCATCTGAGAGGCAAGAGTCGCGTTCGCCGGGACCATGACCCGGGCGAGGATGAGCCCGAACCGGCTCGCCGACTCAGCCGCGGTGATGACCTCCATTGACCACGTGCCCTCATCCGGGTGCGGGTCCACCCAGATGAGATCCTCGCGGGTATCGGTCCCCGATCCGGGGCGGGCGGTGACCGTGCCATCGACGCGGGATCCGACCACGGCGCTAGTCCGGTCCCCGCAGTCGGTCACGCCGAGCCACCCGCCGCGGACCGTGATGTTTAGCCCGGTCCCGGCCTCGGCCTCGATAGGCCAGGTAAGCCCGGTCCGGTAGCGGGTGACCGCGGCGATAACGAGCCGATCATCGGTCGCGTCATAGATCCCGCCCTGTCCCCAGGCAAGCAACCCGGTTGGCTGTTCACTCATTCGGGATCGTCCTTTCAGCCATCGGCCCGGCGTGGAATACGCCCTGTAGCGTCATGTCGAGCCGGTCGAGGCGCCGGGCGAGCGATTCGCGCGGCGCCGGGGGCGGGCTCGGCGCCGCTACCGTCCATGTCGCCGTGCCGGTCTGCGCGTTAACGTCGACCTCGATCAGGCGGCCCGTGACGTCGAGCCCCCCGGGCATAAGCGGCGTTACCGCCCGGATCGTCACGTCATCGCCGACCCCGTATTCGGTGATCGGGGGCAGCGACTCGGGCGGGCTCGCCGACAGGGCCAGCGTCGGCGCGGCGTAGGTCGCCGCATACGTGCGCGCCCGCTCATCGAGCGTCGTTTGCAAGATCGTGCCGGGCCAGTCATCGACGGCATCGAGGCGCGGCAGGTCGGGTTGCGGCCGGTCGACTATCGCGACCGGCCGCGGCGTGTCGGCGTCGGCGTCCTCGGGCAGGTCGCCGACCGCAAACGTCCGGGTCCGTAGCTGATCGGAATCCCACGTCGCCCGGTAGCCCAGGGCGCCCCCGGGCACGGTCACGCCGAGCCCGCCGCCCGAGGATCCGACCCGCGGGTAAGCGCACTTGAGCACGCACTCGGGCAGCCCCGCGGGACTCATCCGGTATTGCGCCCTGAATTCGGGGCCGTCAAGAACGTTGCACAGGTTGATAAGCAACTGGCCCCGGCTGGTCGACTCGAGAAACTCCCACTGCCGGTCACGGATCACCGGGACCGGGCCGGGGTCGGCCTCCCAGAACACGCCGACGTCGGTCACGGGTCCGGCGAGCTGATAGGCCAGGAACGTTTGCTCGTAACGCCAGCTCGGGTGACGGATGTCCCACTGCCTCCGGGTGAGGTAGCCGGGCAGCTCGGTAAGCGTGATGTTCGCCCACGCCGCGCCGTTCTCATCGGTGATGCCGGTCGGGACGCCGCACCAGTAGGGCCGATTGTCATAGAACGCCCAGAGACGCCACGACCAGAGGCGCCGTAGCCGGGCCTCATCGAGCCCGCAGGGGAGTACCACGGTCGCCTGACCATGCCCGAAATTGCTTAGCCGGGACGTGCACGCGAACGCCGAAACATCGACGTTGCCGAGCGGCACGGCCGGGCGGTTGACCGGGATCGACTCATCGACGTAGGGCATCGTGTCGGCCCAGAATGTCCACTGACCCGGGAGCGGGATCACCGGGCGGGGCTCGAGCATGGTCATAGCCACGTCGACCGCCACGCGAGCGTAACCGCGCCGTATCCGGCGCTGTAGAGATACCAGCGCGCCGAGGATTGCGGCGCGACCGTGAGCGGCCTCGAGCCGGGCAGCACGAACGACGCGCGGGATAGCCCGCCGACCGCCGTCGCGGTTACCGTCGCGGTCGCCACGAGTATCTGCATGTGCTCGGCGATCGGCGCGAGCCGGATATGCGCGCCCCCGGCGCCGACTAGCCGGGACTCGGTGAGATCGCCCTCATACAACGCGAACACGGGCGCCGCGGCGTTGCCGTCGTTCGCCAGCGTGCCCGAGTTGGGGACCTCGGATGAGGCGTAGCGCCACTGGTAGGCGCGGGTGTATATCCGGCCCGTCGTGATGTCATCGGAAATATTGAACAGGCGGCGGGTCTGCCAGCGCGCATCGTAGAGACAGGGGTCGGCGGCGGTCAGGGTCACCTGATAGCGGTACAGCTCCGGGCCGTGCCAGGTGTGGTGTAGCGGTTCGGTCCCGGCGCGGACGTCGGCGGTCAGGGTCCGGCCGTGCCCGCCGTCGGTGATCGCCAGCTCGGCGGGATCCCGGGCCGCGGCCCGGCCGGTCAGCGCGTCGCGGAAACTGCCGAGGGCGGGCCGCGGCCCGGCCGCCGCGCCGGTTATCACGATCGTCCGCGGCCCGAGGGTTTTCGGTCCCCACGCGGCGCCGTCGGCGATCGAGCGTTGCGCGTCGTGCCCGTCGACCGGGGGCGAGTCGAGCCAGCCCTCGACCCGCTCGACCACGGCGCATAGCCCGGATTCCTGGTCGCCGGTATTGAGCGGCAGCCCGTCCCACTCGACCGGGATCAACCCGCCAGCGCCGGGGCCGCCCGGGGCGCCGACGTCGGCGTAACCCCAGTCGAACCCGCGGTCGTACCCTCGGCCGGGGCCAGCGGCGAGCGCGGCGAGGAGCGGCCGGGGGGCGGTCATGATGCGGCCCCGGCCGCTTGCGCCCATGCCAGTTCGCGGGACACCATCGCGGCGAGCTGTTGCTCATCCATCCCGGCCGAGGGGTACACGTTGACCGTGACGCCGCCGAGCCCGCCGCCGAGCCCGCCGAGCCCGCCGCCGAACGTCGCCGACGCGCCGACGCCGATCGAGGGGGCGTCAAATGTCGCCGTGCGGCTTTCCCGGTCCCATCCGACCTCGAGCCCGCGGACTAGGTCGCGGCCCATCGGGATCGTGAGCCGTGACGGACTGCCGATCTTGAGCGCGGACGACAGGGCGCCCGATATCCGGCTCGCGACGCTCGAGATAGTCGACATGACCGCCCCGGCCGCGCTGTTGATCCCGGCCTGTAGCCCGGACATGATCGCGGCGCCGCCCGAGCGGGCCGCGCTGACCGCCGACGCGAGACCGGACGATACCGCGCTCGCGACTTGGCTCATGCTCGAGCGCATCGCCGAGACCATGCCGGATCCGGCCGACCGGATCGCCGACGTCATCGCCGACGTTGCCGAGGAGACCATCGACCGGGCCGCGTTCATGCCGGACGAAACCGCCGAGCTGATGCCGGACATGGCCGAGGAGACCGCCGACCGGGCCGCGGAGAATCCGGCCGACACGACCGACCGGATGACGCCGACCGCGGCGGCGATCGCCGACGCGACCGCCGAGAAAGCGGCGCCGAGGGCGGACAGGATCGCCATCAGGGGACCGGCCGCCGCGGCGGCGGCGACAAACGCCGGGATGAGCCCGGGTGACCCGCCGAATATCCAGCGGACTACGGACATGATCGCGTTGCCGAGCCACTCGAGGGCGCCGCGCAGGGCGTTGAGGGGGTTGAGCACCGCGGCGGCGGCGCCGATGATCCCCGATAGCGCAGACGAGAAATTGCGGATCGGCTCGACCGGGATCAGCTCGACCAGGCGGCCGAGTACGGACATAAGCGCCGTAAAAGCGATCGCGATTATCCGTAGTTGCACGGCGAGGAGACCGAACGCCACCGTTAGCACGCCGCCGACCAGGGCGCCGATAGGGCCGAGGAGGGGCGCGAGCCGGGACAGGATCGGGCCGAGCACGTCGCCGAGGGCGCGGCCGATGTCGAGGATGGGCGGTAGCAGATCCTTGACCCCAGCGGCGACCGCCTTAATGATCGGCATGAAAAATGAGGCCAGCCCCTTGCCGACGGCGAGTAGCCCGTCGCGGAATTTCGCCGACGTCGCCGTCACCAGCACGAACGCGGCGACCACGGCGGCGATGATCCACGCGACCGGGCCGAGGGCGGCGACCAGCCCGGCCGCGCCGCCCTTCACGCCGAGCATCCCGGCCGCTACCCCGGCCGTCGACTTGCCGAGGGTCACGAATAGCGGGCCTAGCAGCTTGAGCGGCCCTAGGAGGTTCCCCAGTAGCGTCCCGATGATCGGCAGCCCGCCGAGGGCGCCCGCCCCGGTAAAGGCGGCCAGCGCCGCCCCGGCGATGATCAGCGCGGGACCAAACTGCTTGATGATCCCGAGGATCCCGTCGAGGTCGCCGGGCTTGAGGCCCTCGAGCCATTTGGTCCATTGCTTGATCAGCCCGGTAAGCGGGGCGACCAGGCGGCCGACGGCGACGCCGATCGCGTCGAAAATCGGGGACAGCGCCCCACCCGGCCCGATCGCCTCGCTCAGCGCCTTAGCGAGCTTGTACCCGGCCAAAATCGCAGGTCCAAAGGCTGTTACGAGACCTTGACCTACCGAGAGCTTGATATCGTCCACGACCCGTTTAAAGGATCGCAAAACCTTTCCCGGCTCGGTCATCGCCTCGGCGTAGGCACCCGCGATTTTGTCGCCGTCCTTGAGTACCGCGTTGAGTACCGCTTGCGCCCGCTCGGCCTCGGTCAGATCCTTAGTCGCCTTACCGACCGACGCGGCGTAATCATCCATCGCCTTACCGGCCATGACGTTTATGCCGGCGTTTCTCAAGACGAGACTGTTCTGAGTCGACACGCCGTGAACCAAGTCAGCCAAGACCTCGGTTGAGTTGCGGCCGCTGATCACGGCGGCGTCCTGCGCGACCGTGGCGAGCTTGGTCGCGTCGGCCATCTTGAGCTGATTTTGCGCGAATTTCGCGACTAGCGTTTGAGCGGTCCCGGCCTCGATGCCCTGATCGCGGATCGACTTAACCGTCTGCTGCATCGCGGGATAGCTCAGGTTGTTCGCTCGGGCGAGGGCGCGCAGGCTCGCGTCCATCTCGCCGACCCGGGCGGCGGTCTGGAATGACGCGACGCCGAAACCGATCGCGGCGGCACTAGCGGCGCCGAGCCCCGTCGCGACGGACTTACCGACCGCGAGGCCAAACCCGCCTATGGCCTTGAGCCCGGACGTCATCGCCTGGCTTATCGACTGCGCTGCCGCATGGCCTGCCCTGTTGGCGCCGCTCGCGACGTCGGACTCGAGCACGGCGGTATTGCCGCGGACGTCGACCTCTAGCTCGCCGTATTTGCTAGCCATCCCGGCGCCTCATCCCGGGCGTGCCCGCGAGCGCCGCTATCGCGTCGGCCCACGTGCCCGTCTTGCCCTGACCTGCGGTTTCGGGCGCGGCGGCCTGGCCGCGGGCCGGTCCGGCCGAATTACGCGCGGATTGCGCGCGGATCCCGGGGCGCGGGAGCGGCCGGGGCCGGGCCGCGTTCTTAGCCCCGTGGGCGCGCAGCGTGACCCATGTCAGCTCGCCGACCCGATCGGCGAGCACGGCGAGTAGCTCGGCCTCGGTCGACCAGTGCTCGCCGGGCCGCCGCGCATACGGCGGCAGCCGGTCGAGGAGCACGGCAACCCGGCGCGTCGAGACTGCCGGGTCGAGCACGTCGACCCCGTAAACCTCCATGATCAGCGCTTCGACGTCCGGGTCGAACCTCGCCGCGCAGGCCGCTCGGAATTTGGGAGGCTCGGCATGGCGGCGGTCGCGCCCATCGAGGTAAACAGAAACGTCAGCTCGCCGAGCTTGAGCCCGGCGTCGCATAGCCGGTCATAGTCGGCGCCGATCAGCTCGCCGAGGGCGCCCTCGAGGTCGCCGAGGGCGACCGCCCGGATCGTCTGTAGCGGCCATCCCGCCATCGGGGGGACCTCATAGCGCTTGCCCTTATACGCGAACGTGAACGGCGCCCGCTCGGCCTCGGTAGCGGCGGCAGCCGACGCCGCCTCGAGGTCGAGCAGACCGTCGCCGTTCGCGCTGGCCCCGGTCACGCCGCCGATTCGGCGGGCGCGCGGCGCCGACCGTTGCCGGTCCCGCCGTTCGTGGCCGCCGCCGCGGCCGGGCCGACCTGGACGAGCCCGAGTACCCCGGCGTCATCGAGCGCGCTTAGCGTCACGTCGAGCGGGACCGCGGCGCCGCTCGAGATATCCATGTCGCCAGCGTCGGACAGGCTCGCCCGGCCGAACGTCACGCGGAATACCCGGTCGCCGTCCCGCGTGTCGATGGCGACCGCGTACAGGTGGCTCGGCGCGTCGGATCGTAGCTCCATGTCGAACGATCCGTCGGTGCCCGCGGTCGGCGGGTCGGCGTCGAAATACAGCGCGAGCGTCCGCGGGTTGAGCTGCCACATCACAAACTGCAAGGTGAGCTGCCGCCCGGTGATAACCGAGCGGATAGGGACGCGGGACTGCCACGGCGTGAGGTCTTCGGTATCGGTCGACACGCCGATAGTCGGGCCGTCCTCGCTGAGGTAGCCGAGGAGGTGCCACGGGTCCTCGAAATCGTCGGTGGTGTCGTCGGGCGGGTCGGTGCCCGCCTCGGCAATCCAGATTCCGGGGCCGTTCGCCGTCCCGACTTGAACCTCGGTCGGGTCGAGCGCGGGGGCGGGGGTTGTCATGCGGGGTTACCTCCTGGTTTCACTGCCGGACGCGGGCCGGGTGAGCGGTGATCGCGTACCGGGCGACGTACCGCGGGGCGCCCTGATCGGGGAACCAGAACGGTCCCTCGATGACGTCCACGCGGGCGATGACGCCGCCGTGCCATTCGGCCCACGGCAACGCGCAAATGAGGCGCCGCGCAGCGTCGGCCCTCGCCGACGCCGACGCGCGGTTATGCGCCCTGATATCGACTTGGATGCTCACGGTCGTGAGCCAGCCGGGCGGGTCGCCCCGGCTCGCGGTGTATGACCACGTGATGACGCCGCCAAGCGGCTTGATCGCCGCGTAGGCGAGGGCCTCGACGTCGGGCGCCGGGTAGCCGAGCACGGGATCGGCGCCGAGCGGCAGCTCGACCGCGGGGCCGCTCACAACAGCGTTTTCTGATTGCGGATGATCTCGGCCTGGACCTCGGGCGGCAGCCCGTCGAACCACGCGGCATAAGCGCGGTAGTGACGCACGATCGCCCGCCATAGGCCGCGCATCACGCGCCGCCTAGCGCCCGGCCGAGCATCGCCCGGGGCCTCATCTTGCTAGTCCCGTACTCGACGTAACCCGCGTACCGGACCCCGTTAGAGACCGCGTAATGCCCGTCGCCGACGCGGGCCACCCGCCAGCCCGCCCGCAGGGCGCCGGTCAGCACGGGCGTATAACCCGCAACGTCGCCCTTGAACCGCTCGGCGATCTCGCCGATACCGGGGTCGACCTCGCGCATGGGCGCCTGCGGGTCGGTGACCCTAAACCCGGCCATCATGCGATCCCGAGCACGCGGTGATCATGTTCGTAGCGCTCGATTTCGACGTCGAGGCGGGGGATAGCCGGGGCGCCGTAGGGGGCGCCCATCCCGCTGTCGGCGACCGGGAGCGACCCGAGCGGCAGCGGGCGGGCCGCCGCCGCGCGGGCGCACCGTCGGAACATCGCGAGTTTCAGCTCGGCCGGGTACGGATCCGGTATCGCGCAGTCGCTCGCCTGTACCGCCGTCTCCGCGGCGAGGATGTCGGCGAGCTGGTCGTCGGGCAGCTCGAAATCCGAGATCCCGACCCACTGCCGCACCTCATCGAGCGTCGGCGGCCCGCTCATCGCTACTTACGGGCCGATGCCGTGCCGGGTCCGGGGGGGCCTTGCGGGCCTTGCGGTCCGGGGGGACCTTCCGGGCCGACCCCGGTTAGGTTCGCCGGGGGCACGGTGCCCGCGCACTTGACCAGGCACGCCGCGTTGGACACGACCACCTTTCCGCGGGCCTCGGCCAGTAGGACGAGTTTGTTATGCAGGAAGTATTCGCCGTGAGAGTCGGTCATCATGACCGAGACTTGATTGCGGTCAAAGAACGTCATGCCCTCGGCGAAGTCGCCGACGTAGGCGGTACCGCGCGGGATCTGCGGCACGGCGACCGCGCGCAGCCCCCAAAACACGGTCGACACGTTCGCGCCGTCCCGGCTAACCGGCAGGATCGTCATATCGAGCGCGGCCCAGTCGAGCGCGTTGAGCAAAACCGCGTTCGCGGAGTATCCCGCCTCATCGACCATGCCGAGACCGACGCGCAGCGACTCGAGCAGGATGCTTGTCCCGGTCCCGTGCGTCGGGATATTCGTGTCGGCGGCCAGCGCGACCGCGGCCTCGGCGTTGATCTTGCGGACTACGCCGCGGCGTAGCTGCGTGTCTACGATCGTCCGCACCATCGGCACATCATCGAGGGCCTGCCGCGTGATCCCCTTCCACCATGCGTAGGTGGACATCGGGACGGCGAGTAGCTTTCCCTCGATCGGGGCCTCGGGCTTGAGGGTGCCCTCGGCGACCTCGGATGCCATGCCGGTTTCGGGCTGCCAGTAGTAATACTCGACCGAGCCCATAGTCGTCGGCACGACGCCCACCACGTCGAACAACGGCACCCGCAGGGCCGGATCCCGGGGGCCGCTCCAATACTGCGGCGGCGTCCCGATGCCGGTCGTGATGTCGGCCCGCTCCTCGAGGAATTCGCCCTCGATCTTGTACGGCTGGCTTGAGCCGTGCCCGCTGTACGCCTTGAATTGCTCGGACTCGACAAAGCGAGTCCCCCACGATGCCCGCTCCTCGGGCGGCGCCGGGGGCGCGGCGTGCTCACGGTCCCGGGCCGCGGCGGCCTTAGCCTCGGCCTCGGCGTGCGCGCCGTAGATCTCGACAAACTTCGCCGAGCCCGCCTCGGCGTCGGTAAGCCGCTTGATCTCGCCATCGAGGAACGCGAGCCGCTCGACAATCGAGTCAAACGTCTTGCGCTCATCCTCGGTCAGGTCCCGCTTAGCCTCGGCGGCGGTCCGCTGTAGGTTCTC